CGAAACGTATGTCCATACGATTAAAAAATAAAAAAAAGAAAGGAAAGTAAAATGCCCGGTAAAATAAAAAAAATGCCAATGAAGAAGAAAAAGAAAAAAGGATACTAATGAAAGGAGTACCTCACTATAAAAAAGATGGGTCTGTCCATAAGGGAGGCACTCATAAAATGCCTAATGGAGAAACACATACAGGTAAGACACATAATAAAACAAGTGAAAAATTATTTCACTTTAAAGATTTACCTGCTAGTGTTAAAAGAAAAATAATGAAAATGAAAGGTAAAAATGCGATTAAGTCCTAAACAAAAAAAAATTGCCCGTGTTGCGAAACCCCGTAATAAAATTACAGGTGCTGATTTTAAAAAATTAAAAAGGAAGAAAAGTGGATAATGCAGAAAGAATAAGAAAGCGTAGACGTCTTTTACGTCTTAATCCAACAAACTATACTGCCATTGCAGGAATGGGTGAGTATGCTAAACGTCGTGGTGAATCTGATAATGAACGACAAGAACAAGGCACAGGAACTAAAGCACAAGGTTATGGTCAATCAACAACAGTTGCAAAGCCTATACCTGTTGAAAAAAAAAATATATTACCTGTAGAACAAAAAAAGGTAGTTAAAAAACAACAAGGAGTTGATGATACTGAATTAATAAATAGATTAAATAAAGAGAAAGCAGAAGAGTCAAAACAAAAAACAGAACCTGTCCGTCAACAAGGCAACAAAAAACAAAGACTTAGACGTAGAGCAGACAGAAAACCATTAACAGCAGAAGAAAAAGCAAGACGTGATGCACGTAATAAAAAAGTATTAAGTACAGTTGGAACTGTTGCAGGTGCAGTTGTTGGAGCAACATTTGTTGGTAAGTTAGGAAAAGTGGCACAAGTTTTTGCAAAAACACCTGCAGGTAAAGCACTTATGAAAAAAGGCAAATCGGCATTTAAAAAAGGACTTGCACGATTTACTAAAGCATACAAGAAAAGATTTCCACAAGCAGACTTAGCTAAGAAACAACCACGAGATGCACGTGGTAGACCAAAAGCTACAACTACGGAAAAAACAACTACTAAACAAACAACTACAAAAAAAACACAACCTAAGAAAAGTACAGATAAACAAAAGATTCTTGATGAGTTAGCTAAAGAAAGAGGTAAGCGAAAAGTATTAGGTAAAAAATTACGTAAAAGCCGACTAGAAAGTGGTGCAGTAAAAAAACGATTGGGTAAAGCTGTTAGAATGTTTAAAAGAGGTGAACTTGTTGTTCGCAGAAAAGTAGGAGAAACAGTTGAGAAAGTTGGTAAAAAAATACAACCAACAAAATTAAAAACAGGAGCAAGGTCACAACCACCACAAAAAAGCAATAGACGAGTAAAAAGAGAACAAGCACAAAAAAAATTAAATAAATTTGTTGATTCAAAAAATCCTAAAACAGAAAAAGATAAAACATATGATAAAGCTGTCAAAGGACAAGTAGATGCAAAACAACTACGTACAGCAATAACAGAAAAGTTTAGAAGTCTTATTGGCTCAAAAGGTAAAATTAATTTAACAAATGCAGATAGAGCAAAAGCAAACAAATTAAGAGAAGAAATTTTAAAACAAACTGAAAATAAAATAATATCAAACTCAGCAAGTCAAGGACTTGTTAGAGTATATGGACAACAACTAAAAAAAATATTAGATAAATATGACAAAAAAAATTAAAAAGATGGAAGAAATAGCAAAAAAAATTATTGCTAATGAAAAATTAGAACTTGAAAATCATAGAGCCAAACAGTTTGCTGATTATGTAGAAAGCAAAATGATACGTGGTTATAGCAAAGAAGTTGCTGAAGAAATGGCAAAGAAACTAATCTATACTCAATAAAATGTACAGAGATTATAAGGACGAATATACTAAATTCCAATCATCTTCGTCACAAAAAAAAGATAGAGCACACCGAAATAAAATGCGTAGACTACTTATGCGATTGAAAAGAGTAAGTAAAAATGACAAAAAAGATATAGACCATAAAGACGGCAACCCAAGAAATAACAATCTAGCCAATATAAGAATTACCTCTATATCATTTAACAGAGCAAAAAAATGAGTAAACATTCAGCAACAAAAACAAAACCAAGTCTTTGGAAAAGAATTGTTGCACGTATAAAAGCACAGGCTAGTCATGGTACAGGTGCAGGTCAATGGTCAGGTAGAAAAGCCCAAGCCGCCGTCAAAGCCTACAAAAAAGCAGGTGGTGGATATAAGGGTGGTGGTAAATCAAAAACCTCACTAGCAAAATGGTCAAAACAAAAATGGAGAACAAAGTCGGGTAAAAAATCTTCTGAAACAGGTGAACGCTATCTTCCATCAAAAGCAATTAAAAATTTATCATCAGCAGAATATGCCCGAACAACTGCAAAGAAAAGAAAAGATAAAGCTAGTGGTAAACAGTTCAGCAAACAACCAAAAGGTATAGCAAGAAAAGTTAGAAAGTATAGAACAGTATGACACTATTTACACGTTTATCTATAAAAGAAATAGACACATTAAGAACTGTTGTAAAAACACAACATATGAAACATTATCCAAAAGACCAATGTACAAACTACGAAGCGGACAGAATAATTGAATCATTATCTGAAAACGCTAGAGAAAAATTAATTAAACTAGCTGTTGATTATGGCATCACTAAACTATAAGCCTGATGGTGATACTCTAAAAGAGTTTCTTAAAAACAAAAGTTTTTTCAGAGGTATACGTGGCCCTGTTGGTTCGGGCAAATCTGTAGCGTGTTGTATAGAAATAATTAAAACAGCCATAACTCAAGCAAAATCAGAAGATGGTATACGTAAATCTAGATGGGCAGTGATAAGAAACACAAATCCACAACTTAAAACTACAACTATTAAAACATGGTTAGATTGGTTTCCTGAAGAAGATTGGGGTACATTTACATGGAGTGTACCCTATACTCATAAGATACAAAAAGGTGATATAGACCTTGAGGTAATATTTTTAGCTTTAGATAGACCCGAAGATGTAAAAAAGTTACTATCTTTAGAACTGACAGGAGTTTGGATAAATGAAGCACGAGAGATTCCTAAGTCAATTGTTGATGCTTGTTCTATGCGTGTTGGTCGTTTTCCATCTATGCGTGATGGTGGCCCAACATGGTATGGTGTTATTTGCGATACCAACCCTCCAGATACAGACCACTGGTGGAGTATCATGTCAGGTGAATCAATTATTCCAGATTATATAAGTAAACAAGAAGCAAAAATGTTAATAACTCCAGATAACTGGAAGTTTTGGAATCAACCACCTGCATTACTAGAACAACGTAATAATGAAAAAGAAATACAAGGATATGAAGTCAATCCAAAACAGGAAAATAGTAAAAATTTAACTGCAAACTATTACAAAAATATTATACAGGGTAAAACAAAATCATGGATTGATGTATATGTTCTTAATAAATTAGGGCAAATAGAAGATGGTAAGCCCGTGTATGAATCATTTAGAACTGATGTTCATGTTGCTAAAGGGGAATTAGCCCTTGCACCACAACTACCTATTTATATTGGGATTGACTTTGGATTGACTCCTGCCTGTGTATTTGCACAAAAAATAAGAAGTCGGTGGATAGTTTGTGAAGAACTTGTTGCAGAAGATATGGGGATTGTACGTTTTGCAGAACTTATGAAAATGAGTATGACAAAGTATTTACCACGCCCGTTTCAAATATTTGGTGACCCTGCAGGTGACCATAGAGTTCAAACAGATGAAAATACACCATTTCAAATATTAAAAGGACTAGGAATTATGGCAAGACCCGCACCTAGTAATGATGTAAGTTTACGTTTAGAATCAGTAAATGCCACACTTAACAGAATGGTTGATGGTGAAAGTGGTTTACTTGTAGATAAAAGTTGTACCAATCTTATTAAAGGATTTACAGGCGGTTATCATTATCGTAGACTTCAAGTAAGTGGAGAGCGTTATGATGAAAAACCAAATAAGAATAGATTCTCACATATACATGATGCACTACAATATTTATTACTGGGAGCAGGAGAAGGAAGAACTTTGACAATGGGAAATAAATCTAGTAAACCTATAATAGCAAAAAGAAATTTTAATGTTTTTAATTTAAAACCTAAAAGCATATACGAAAGGAGAAGATAATGTGTGTAGGAGGAGGCTCAAGACCACCACCCCCACCACCACCACCACCTCAAGATGAGTCATTGCGGCGTCAGAGAGCACAGGCACGTAGAGAAGAACTCGCTGAAAGACGTAAGTTAAAGGACGAACAGTTCCAAGATAGAGTGGCACAAGTGGCAGGACAACGTGGCAGAAGGTCATTACTTACAGGTCGACGTGGAGGTCAAGGATTCTTAGTTACTGCAGATTTGCAATCAAAGGATACACTTGGCGTATAGCTTGTTAGTAACATTGTTATATCTATTTTTTGGCTTATGTGTTTTTTTTTGGAATATGAATAATGAGTAGGAAATAAATGGTAGTAGATTATAAACCAATGGCAGTAGAAAATATAGGAGAAACAAATCCTGTTCGTAAATTAATGGCACGTTATAGAAAAGCTGTTGCTATTAAAGACCAATGGAATCCTACATTTGAAGATTGTTATGAGTATTGTTTGCCACAAAGAGAAAGTTTTTATAGTGAAACAATAGGTAGAAGTCGTAATGATAGAATATTTGATGAAACGGCAGTAGTTGGCGTTCAAGAATTTGCATCACGTATTCAGGCAGGTATTGTTCCAAACTTTGCCCGTTGGGCAGATTTAATTGCAGGTTCAGAAATACCTAAAGACCAACAAAAAGGTGTCAATCAAAATCTTGATACAGTAACGGAATATGTATTTGAGGTCTTACAAAACTCGAATTTTTCTCAAGAAGTACATGAAACATTTTTAGATTGTGCTGTTGGTACAGGTTGTCTTTTGATTGAAGAAGGAGATGCCGTTCATCCTATACGTTTTAAATCTATACCATTACCACAAATATTATTAGATAGCGGACATGATGACCAAGTAGACCATGTATTTAGAAAACGATTAATTAAGTTTTCACAGTTACAAATTGCATATCCCGAAGCAAAAATATCTGACAAGATGATGAGAGATATGGAAAAAGACCCAGATAAAGATTGTTCTATTATTGAAGTTGTATATAGAAATTATGAAAATACAAAAGAAGAAGAACACGTATTTTGTGTAATTGCAGAAATGTATGAAGAAAAATTATTAGACAAAACATTTAAAGGAACAGGGTCTAATCCGTATGTTGTGTATAGATGGTCAAAAGTTGCAGGTGAAGTCTATGGACGAGGCCCGATACAAATGGCACTACCTGCAATAAAAACTGCAAATTTAGTTATAGAATTAATTTTAGAAAATGCTCAAATGGCTATTTCTGGTATGTATCAAGTAGAAGATGATGGTGTTATAAATGTTGATAATATACAACTTATTCCCGGAACTATTATACCAAAAGCACAAGGCAGTACAGGATTAACACCAGTAAGACCTGCAGGTAATTTTCAAGTATCAGATTTAGTATTAAGAGATATGCGAACAAATATAAAAAAAGCATTGTACAATGATATGTTAGGTAATCCAAATGAGAAAACGCCGATGTCAGCAACAGAAGTTGCAGAACGTATGGCTGATTTATCAAGACAAATAGGTGCGGCGTTTGGTAGATTACAAGCAGAATTAGTTACACCTGTTCTTCAAAGAGTAATATATATTTTAAAAAAGCAAGGACGAATAACAATACCTGTTGTTAATGGGAGAGAAATAAAAATTCGTTCATCATCACCACTAGCACAAGCACAACAACAACAAGACGTTGCAACATTAGATAGATTCTTAGGGTTAATACAAGCAAGGGTAGGGCCACAGTTATTAAACATTTTAATAAAACAAGACGAAGCGGCGAAGTTTATAGCAAAAAAACTAGGTATTCCAGAAGAACTAATTAGAAGTCCAGAAGAAATGGCAGAAGCATCACAACAAATACAGCAGTACATTAATCAAAAAGCACAAACTGAAGGCAGAGATATTTCACAAGAAGAAGCAATCAAAACTGCACGTAGTATAACTGGTTGACATTACGACTATGTTTGTGTATTTATAAACTATGAAATCTGCTTCTAATAATCTTGTTGGATTAGATAATTATACCAGACCTGCAGAACAAGAAACAGAATTAAATAGTTTGTTTTTAAATGTTCTAAATACAAAAAATGGACAAAAACTAATGAATTATCTTAAATCTATTACTATAGAAGCTGTTGCAGGTAGCGAAGTATCAGATGCAACACTACGTCATCTTGAGGGTCAAAGATATATGGTTGGGTTGATACAACGTAGAATTAATAAAGGTAAAAGCCAAAACATTGTACAGGAGAAACTAAATGTCAAATGATGAAAATCAAGCTGAAGAACAACAAATAGTTGAAGAAACGCAGGAACAAACACAGCCAGTAAATGAAAATGTTCCACGTGAAACAAATGAAACTACTGTAGAACCTAAAGAAGAAATAGCTACACCAAAAATATTAGGAAAGTTTAATACACATGAAGAGTTAGAAAAAGGATATTCAGAACTAGAAAAATTTGTTGGAGGAAAAAAAGAAGAATATAGAGAAGAGTTAATTAATGAGTTATCAGAAGAAGCAATGTCTGAAAAACCAGAAGAATATACGTTACCTGCTTTGCCAGAAACTGTAACTGAAGAAATGGTTTTATCAAACCCTATGATGGAATGGTGGCAAAATCATTGTGATGAAAATGCTTATGATAATGATATGTTTCAAGAAGGTATAAATAAGTATGTTGATATGATACAAAATAGTCAACCAGATGAAGAAAAAGAAATAGAAGCACTTGGTGAAAATGTTGATGCACGTTTGGATGCTGTTTATAATTTTTTAGATACAAATCTGTCACCAGAACAAGCTGAACTCATTGATAATTCAACACTTACAAGAACAGCACAAGGCATAGAAGTATTAGAAAGTATTATTGAATTAACAAAAAATAATATAAGTGGCAAACAGCCTTCGGCAAGACCTGTAAATCAACTTACACTTAATGAAGTTAGAAGTATGATGAAAGACCCACGATACTTTGATTCACGACATAGAGATGAAAGTTATGTAAAAAAAGTTGATGATGCGTTTAATAGACTATACAGATAATGTATATGGACATAGCAATTCCAGACGATTGCTATGAGTTAGCACCAAAACTTAAGCAACTTGATAAATATGAAATAGCATCTTTGGGTTATGACCCGTTAAGAGCATTGCTATATCCATTTAGAAATTATAAAAAAAATACCATTACTTTTTCATTATTTAATAATAAACATCAAGTTATTGCTATGTGGGGAGTCTGCCCAATTTTTAAACATCAAACTACGGGAAAAATTTGGTTCTTATCAACAGAAGAGCCTTTTACTAACTTTATAAAATTTTGTAAAGGTAATATTATCTTTGTAAGATATGTTGAAGAACACTTTACATATCTGTTTAATACCTGTTCCTTTGAACAAACAAAAACAATAAGATGGTTAAAATTTTTAGGATTTACATTTAAAAATACACCAGTACTTGTCAAAGGTCAAAAAATGTTATACTTTTATAAAAAACCCAATATAAAGGTTTTGAGAGGAGTAAAGCCCATTCTTAAACATTTGGGCCCACGGTTTTGGGCAACCCAAAAGGATAAAAATGGATAACTTGAAATTTGTTTAATAGTAACTAATAAAGGAGTATATAATGGCAACTTCCATTACAACTGCATTTATTAAGCAATTTGAGAGTGAAGTCCACATGGCTTATCAGCGTATGGGCTCAAAATTAAAGAATACTGTCAGAACGCTTAATAATGTTAAGGGTTCTCAAGCGAGATTCCAAAAAGTGGGTAAAGGCTCTGCTACTGAAAAAAGTAGACACGCTAATGTTCCAACTATGGAAATTACTCATAATACTGTAGATGTAACTCTATCAGACTTCTATGCGGCGGATTACGTTGATAGACTAGATGAGTTAAAAACGAACATTGATGAAAGACAAGTTCTTTCTCAAAGTGCGGCATCTGCACTAGGTAGAAAAACTGACCAACTAATTATCGATATATTAGATGCAGGTTCAAACAGTAACAATGTAGCACATGGTAGTGCAGGTCTTACTTTGGCTAAAGCATTAACTGTTTATGAAGCATTTGGTGCAGGAGATATTCCAGATGATGGGCAACGATATTTTGTTGTATCATCTGCGGGTTGGGCAGACTTATTACAAATAGACCAGTTCTCAAGAGCAGAATATGTAGGCGAGAATGATTTACCTTATGCAGGTGGTCTTACTGCAAAGAGATGGTTAGGCTTTATGTGGTTTACACATTCTGGATTGACACTTTCTGGAAGTAACAGAGATTGTCATGCCTATCATAAATCAGCAGTTGGTCTTGCTATGGGTTCTGATATTAGAACTGAAGTTAACTACATACCTGAAAAGGTTTCAAACTTAATTACATCTTACATGAGTATGGGTGCAGTTGAGATTGATGGTGAAGGTATGATTCAATGTATAATTCAGGAATAGGAGGGATACATGGCATTTTCACAAACAACATTAAAAATGATAGCAACTGGTGGTGACCAGAGTTTGTTTATGTATAACTCTGCTGACGCAATCGGTACTATAACTGGTTCTGGGTACTTTAATAGTGCAACGAATCAATTAAAACAAAACGATTTAATTCTTGTTGTTGGTGCAACAGGGGGTACACGTACTGCAGATTTAATTGTAGTATCAAGTGCTACTGCCGCCGCAACAGTAACAACAATTAATGGTACATAAGTATTGGGGGTGGTAACACCCCCTCTATTTTAATATGGCAGTAACAAATATAGACATATGTAATCAAGCACTAATTTTAGTTGGAGCAAATACAATTGCGTCATTTACTGACAATACAACTGAAAGTCAAGTAGCAAATCAGTTGTATGAATCAACACTTAAAGGGCATCTAACTCGAGCAAGATGGAGATTTGCAAGTAAACAAGCAGTATTATCAAAAAGTACAGTAGACCCGTTAGATAGATTTGAGTCTTCATATGCAATACCTGCAGATGCAATACTTATACATACGTGTACAGTAAGTGATAATGTTATTGTATTTGATAGATATGGTGATTTTATTTTTACAAATACATCTACAGCAGATACAGTAGTATGTGATTATACATTTAGACCACATGAAAATGATATGCCACCATATTTTACTGAAATACTTAAGTTTGAATTAGCATCATTATTTGCAGGTGCTATAGCGAGAAATGACAATTTGTCTGTTTTGTATCAAAAAAGAGCATTACTCCAATTACAGGTTGCACGAGCAACAGAATCACAAACCCAAACAACAAGAAAACTAAGAAGTAGTTTGTTAATAGAAGTAAGACAAAGAGGAGCGTTGAATGGCATTACAGCTGTAGTTCCATCTTCGTCATAATATGCCAGTTACAAGAGTACATCAAAACGGATTTCAAAGAGGTGAATTAGATGAAACTGTTATTGCAAGAACAGATTTAGGTTCATTCGTACAAGGTTTAAAAAAAGCAAGAAATGTATTTCCGCTCAATCAAGGTCCGATTGAAAGAAGAGCAGGAACAGTATTTAGAGCAGATTTAGGAGCACAATCAAGATTAGAAGCATTTATATTTAATGAATCACAAGAATATATATTTGCATTTCAAAATACAGTTTTAAAAATTTATTCAACAAATGGTACATTATTACAAACTATAACAGGTTGTCCGTGGCAAACTTCACATTTATTTGAGTTAACATTTACACAACAAGCAGACACAATGATTGTATGTCATGAGGCGTTTGTGCAACAAGTTATAAAAAGAACAGGAGCAACAACATTTACAAGAACAGATTTTGTGTTTAAAGCATCAAT